CCAAACTGGTCCATGGTCTCCAGCGTTTCAATACCCCGGAAGCTGGTGAAGATGGGCCGGTTGCCTACATTCTGCACGGTGTACTCAATGGCGCCCACGCGATGATTGATGACCGTCTGCCTTGGTGGATTGGCGTCATCGCCGTTCGCACCAGCCAGCGCGTGCGTGGCCGACTCGGTGAACACGGCCAACACGTCGCCAGCGGCCGGCATCAGTCCCGTTATCTTGTCCCCGAAGCCATAGGTGGCCGCGAAATCCTCACCCGCAAAATTCAGCGGGTCGCCGGGCGCCGAGGCGTACACCTCGCCCCACGGGTAGCCCAGATGCAGACGGGTAAGATGCACTGCCAAGTGACGCGGCTTCTCCAGCGCCTCGTCCACGCCGGTGAAGATGAAGTCCAGCGTGGTACCGTCGTACCAGAACGCCGGGCCAGCCCCGCTCACACCGTAGATGGCGTTGCGGTCCTCGCTGGCATAGAAGTTGTGGGAGATGAACTGGTACCGGGAGTTGTGCGCACGTAACAGGCGCGAGCCGGGCAGGGTCAATGTCGTGGTGGACCCACTGGTCACGGCAACACGGTTACCGGCCCCACCGGGGGCCGTACGAATCTCGGTGCCTTCGGGGATGTTGGTGAGTCCGGTACCATCCAGCCGGATGCGGCCGGCAGCATCATCAGTGTCCCAGCCCCCGCTCTCCAGCACCAACGACTCGGCGCTCAAGGTGCCAAGACTCACAGCATTGATGGGGTCCCACAAGTACAGCGTGCTGCCCACGGGCACATCAACGGTCAGGCTCATCCGCACCACGTCGATGGAAAAGTTGGCGGCTGCGCCACCTACCCTGACCCCTTGCAAGTCAAACCCAAACGCTGGGTCATTCACCATTTCACGGGTAATCTCTTGGCCACCATTCCACGCAAACGCGGTGTTGGCCACAGAGGGGTAAGGCGCAACCGGCCACGCACCGCCGCAACCCGTGGCGAAGTGATAGGTCGGTCGGCCGCCAAAGCCAGAAGCCAACTTCACTTCCAAGGTTCCCGAGGTAGCCGGGCAAACACTGAACCCCGCGATGCGCGTGTACAAGCGAATCCCGTACAGTACCTCCCCTTCCGCCAAGTCGGCATTGAAGCCAGCCACTCGCAACACGTCGGAACGGGACGGCGTGATGGTTGCTCCCGCCGTGTAATTTGGCCCCGCTGCGTTCTCAGTCAGCAACCCGGTCAGCGCCCCAGTCCATGCCGGGGTAGGCCCGTATCCATTAGCCACCTTTACCACCGTGGTGGGCAGGAAGCCATCCCGAACTTCACGCACGAAATTATTCAGCGGAGGCTCAACGTCGGAAGGGGCGGCCTGCTGAAACCTTAAATACCGGGGGGGCAGGGCGCCTACCCAACCTTCCTCAGAGCTGCGCCACAGGCTGGCGATGTCCGACAACGGCGACAAGGTTTCAACCGTGGCCACGGACATGCCCGATGCGAACAAGTTCGCAGACACAACCATGGTACTGGTGCCATCAATCTGATTCTGGAAGGTCTCGCCCAACGTGGCCACACTGGCAGGGTCAAGGGGGTCAAAGGCCATGAACGCAGCAATGCCCTCGGCATCGCCAGCGGCGAAACTGCCAAACTCCACCCGGATGTGGCCAACAAGGCCCTCCCACCCGCTGGAAAGTCCCTTCACCTTATGGTTCCTCGGAAACGCACCCGTACCGTTGGTGAAGCGAACGGTCAGGGCGCTGTGGATGGCCGCGCCGTTGTTCGCCTCAAACCCATAGGTATCCACCGGTGCGATGTGCGTTACCCCGGTAGTTCCATCAAGGGTGACAACCTCACCCACTTGGTCAGCATCGTTGTACACGAACTGCCCATGCTCCAAGGACGACGCGGTGGCCGGGGTCAGGGTCACCTCGGCGATGTCACGCACGGCGTACAACTGGTCTTCATGGAAATGCAGACCAAGGATGGTGCCCACACCCGGAACGGGTAACACCTTCGTGCGCAGAATTTCGGCGAAACTATGCAGCGCCTCGATGTACTCCTCGTGCGTGGTGTAATACTTGGGGAGGCTCTTGATGCTCGGTGCCAACGAAGCGGAAAGGACGAAGCTGGCTCCCGACTGCTCGCCAGTGACCACGGCATCGTAGGTAGGGCGCAGCAAGCCCGTGCGAAAAATGATGAACAAACGCCAGTTGGCGCCAGCATCATCCCTTTGCACCAAGGTGCCAGCGTTCCCTGAGTCTACCCCCAACGTCCACACCAAATCCTCGGGCGTGGTAAACAACCCGGTCACATCCACCTTGGGCACTTCCAACACCCATCCGGTGGTGTTGGATGGCGACGTGGTGCCATCGAAGCGTTCAAAGCCGTCGATGCGGGTATTCCCACGGCGGTAGCCAACCTCGTAGTTCAAGCACTCGCGGATGCGCCCAGCCAGCACAGCCGGGCGTGCCCGAATCAGGTCAAGGCCACCATCAAGGATGACGTTCTCGGGCATCAGGTCCCCGTCCCGGCCATGGAGTATTCACGCAACTGCTCAAGGCGTAGCTTGTTCATCAGGTCACGGTACAACTTGGCCGCCCGCTGCAGCTGTGCTGCGCTCTCATCGAAGCCGGCATAGTGCACCATGGCCCGGTAGATAATCAGGTCGTGGAACTTCTCCGGTAGGCCACGCGGCACATCAGCATCCACCAGCAGCTTCTGCGGCATGGCTCGGTACTGGTACTCAAGTCGCAGCTCGTCGTGCGGGGGCGCGGAATCAAACTCAAGGCAGCCGTCACGGGTCAGCGAGTAGCGACCGGGGATGCCCTTGTTGCGGTCGCTGGACCGGTCAAGGTAGCCATAGAAACGCTCGGGCGGAACGTAATAGCAAAGATTCCGGGTAACCGGGAAACCCTGCTTGGAATCCACCACCCAAACATAGCGAACATCGTTGGAAGCAACGAACGGTACCAGCGCCTCGTAAGGGTAGTCCACCCCAGCAGCGGAGTTGTAGCTGTCAGTGAGGAATTTCAGGTCGTAGACAAGCTGGCCCTTGGCCAGATGAATCATGGTGCGCTTCACCATGAAGTCCCACTGGGTCTGGTCTTGCTGAATGTCCAGCCATGCCCGTTGTGCCCAACGAACAAGGCGAGACCGGTGTTCCGTGGTCTCGCCATAGGCAGCCGCCGGTGGTACCTCCACCGACGTGATTTTTGATACCAACTCGGTGCCGGTTTCGCTACCGAGTTGCTGCACCAACTCCAGAAATGTCATGCCGCGTCCTCATGCGGCGACAGTACGCTCGGGCGTGCTGAGGTCCACCGGTGAATTGGCGATACCACAACGCGCTTCAATGGCCCCGCGCATGCCGACGATTCCACTCACTGCAGGAACTGACAAGCGTAGCGTGGTGCAAATGGCCCGGTACTGTCGCTCGGAGAATCCGGCGAATCCGTCCGTGAGTCGGTGCAGGCGTGCAATGCGGTCAATCTCTGACTCGGGCAAACGAACCGTGTCCGGGTCGTCGCCATGGTCAGCGTACATGAACCGCTGCGAAGGAATCCAAACATCCCGGTAGAAGATGCGGCCTTCGTCATCCACCGTGCGCTTGCGCTCCAGCTTCTGACCGGTCGTGTCCTTGAGGATGTTGAAAATGGGATACGGTACCGAGCACTCCACGCCGAAAGGCACGTACACATGCAGCCGGCCCCATGCGAAAAACTGGGGGCGTGATGTGTTGTCGTGGCTCAAGGAGCGGTGCAAGGTAATCCGTCTACGCCTGCCCTCCCAACGTCCCGTGGGCTTCAGGTTCAAGCCAACCAAGGCACGAATCTCTGCTTGCTGACTGGGAACAACCAGAGGCTGACCGGGTTCATCCCCGGAAAGCTCACGGTATTCCCCCATCGCTGCAGTGAGCTTCTTGCGCAGAGTGTCAGCGTTCATGTTGGGGTGATATTCCAGCTTGATGTGGTCGCAGTACGCCCGCAACTCTTCAAGCTCAGCGTCGCGGAAGTCGTTCTCAGCGGCTTTGTTAAAGTCCATGGGAAACAAATTCTCCGGTGAAAAGGGTGGGGCGTAAGCCCCACCCGGGGGAGTAGTACGTCCAGAATCAGACGTACAACTGGCTCAGGTCGTCCGTGCAGGCCACTTCCAGTCGGACCACCCACTCATCGTTCAGGATGAGCTTGAGGTCCCACCACCGGCAGGACACGTACGCCCGCTGGTCGGCCGGGTCGGACTTCGAAGCGCCGGTCAGCACATTGATTTTTGTGCCGCCATAGCCCTTCTTGCCCGCGCCCTTCAGGTCCACCGTACCCAATGCGTGCTGACCGCACACAATCATCAGGTACACGTCCGCGTTCGCACCACCCGTGGACTTCACGTTCGCGCCGGCCAGCGCCGCGCCCGCATTGATGAGCGGCGTCAGCTGGGGCGTGGTGATGACACGCAGGTTTTCAATGGCACCGAACTCGTACTCGGACACGATTTTCTTCGCGCCGTACTCCGCTGTGGTGCGGAAGCCCGGCAGCATGCGAATGTCCGGGTGCATGTCGGTGTGGGTGAACGCGTAAAACGCCGCTTCGATGGGGTAGGTGTTCTCGTTCAGACCACCATGGTCCACCGTGGTGTAACGCATCGCCTTCGCAGCCAGCAGGGAACGCACCGCTTCCTGCAAGTCGCCAAGGGAGATAGGCGCCAACACCGTGGCGCGAGACGCAACGCCGCCAGAGTAGATGACGTTCGCTCCCTGTATGAAGGCAGCCCAGCCCACCGCTTCCTTGATGTTGGCAACGAGGTCGCCAAGCACGTCGGAAGAATCGCGGATTGCGTTGTCTTCACCCAGTTCGCGCATGCGGGACGTGATTTCGTAGACCTCGACGTACTCACCGAGGGTGCCGAACACGTCTTCGTAGGCGACAGCGCGGGACGCCGGAGTCACACCTTCGGTCACCGTGGTGGTGCTGACGATGGCGTTGACCGCACGACGGAACGCGATGGTTTCCGCCTTGTTGGCAGGGATGTTCTTCTTGTCGCATGCGAGGTCCAGCACCAGCTGGGGCCGTGCACGTTCCAGAAGGTCAAGTTCGGCATAGACATTCGTACGGTTACCCGGGCCAGTCAGCGCACCGCCGTAGTTGCCTGTGCCGCCATAATGTCTTGCTAAGGTAGGCATCTGCCTATTCCTCCATTATCGACGGTTGGACTCACGTTGCAGGCGTAGCCGTCTCTCAACTTCCGCGTTCCAGATTTCCTCTTCCGACATGAACTGGCCGGGGTCCCCGTTGGGGGCACCAATACCAGCTTGCTGTGGGTCCAAGGAAGGGGCGGAACGAATCTGTTGCCGGCGCACCCGCGTCTGCTGCGCAACGTCAATCCCGGGCTGGGGTTGCTGCAAGTCTCCCCCTTGGGAAAACTGCTGGGCTATGTAGGCATCAGCCTTGTATCGGTCCAGAACCCAGATGCAGTGGTCGGCCCGTGGAGAGTCGGCGAACTGAGCAATCTCAGCCGGCTGCGCCTGCAGCCAATCGGCGAATTCTCGTGATGGGCGTACCGTGGCCCAGTCGGGGTGTGCATCCGACAACCGGGCCAATTCCTGCGTCCGTCTCTGGCTGAAAGAAGACTGCTGTACTTCCTGCAACCCCCGCGAAACCCCCTCCAGTTGCCGCTGCAAGTAGGTGAGGTTCTGGGTCTGACGTGCAAACACCGCTTCAAGTGCCTTGGCTTCGTCAGGGAACGCGTCTTGGAATTCCTTGAATTCCGCGACATCCGCTAACTTGAAAGCACCCGGCGGTGACTGACCAACTTGGGCGTTACCCGAGTTCGCGCCTTGTGCGGGTTGCTGCGCCGGTACTGCCGTCGCTGTAAGCCGCCCGCGAAGTCGGGCATTTTCCTGTTGGACTGGAGCCAGCCTGCCGTGGAGAGCTGTGTACTGTCCACGTAGGTTGGTTAATTCGTTGGCTACCTGATTGAGATGGGCCTTGGCCTCATCAGGAAGATTCTTCACCCATTCAGGTTCCGCAGCTACTGCGGCCGTGGGTGCTTGGGCTGGGGGGGTTTCAGGAGCGGGCTGCTCTTGACCACCTTCCGGTGGAGCGCCGTACTCAGGCTGACCGGGTTCATCCCCGGGGTTCTCTTCCCCACCGTTGTCAGGCCCGTACTTGTCGTTGAACGCCTGTTCAAACATGTCCTCGTCGGACAGGAAACTTTCGTCCTCGGGTACCACTCCCTCGGCAGGGTCGCGAGCGGCGGCATTATTCGGCTGTGGCATCAGGTTCCTCGTCACCTAAAATCATGTTTCGTACTTGGCGTAATGCCTTTATCTTGCCCCGGGAAATGTCGTACTCCGAGGGGGTCTTGCCTATCCGTTCAAGGGCCACGTGAAGCCGAGTTATTTCTGAGTCGATGGTGTCCAGAAACTTGGCCACTGCCGGCGAATTGCGGTCGAGCATACTACCTTATCCTCTTGTTGTCAGCCGTCATGTGGGGTCAGAACGAGTCATACCCCTTGCTGGCGTTCTTGGTCCTCAACTCCTCCCGGTACTGGTCCAGACGCAACCGGGCAGCATCGAAGTAATCCTTGCTGGCCTGCTGGGAGTTGGTCACCTGAAGGTCGGCCAGCATCTGTTCACGCTCGCTGGAAACCTGCTTGTTCATTTGCTCATAGGCGATGCCTTCCTTGCTGGCAATCTCCATCAGCCGGGTCTCGCGGTCAATCAACGCCAGCTGCAGCTTCAAATCTCGGTCGTTTTGCTTGTCGCGCATCTCGGCATAGCGCAGCTCCAACGCCATCACCTCGGAGTGGTCAACAATGTCCATGGACTGGCCCTGCTGGGCTTCAATCATCATGGCCTGCGCCCGCAAATTATCCGCCTCAGCCCGCGCCGTGGCTGCCTGCGCCTGCGCGTTCTTCAGGTTGACCTCGGCTTCCTGCAGGGGGTCGGGCTGTTGGTTGGCCTTCTCAGCCGCCGCTTCCTCTGGCGACTTGACCAGCGTTTCCACCGGCACGTCCAAGAAATTCAGGTACAACCGGTACACGTCGTTCATGTTCAGTTCCATGCGCAGCTCGGGGTCGCTGGCCGCCATCTGCATGAGCAACTGAACGTGCTGGGCTTGCGTGTCCTTGACCAGCAGGTGGGAAGCGCCACGCACCTCCACCTTGAAGTCGCCCTTGGCGTCTTCGTGCGCCGGGTCGTCGGACTCCATGAACCACTGGTAGAGGGCCGTAATCAACGGGTCGGTGATGTTGTCATCCCAGTTGTGCGCGGCCTGCCGCTGCACGATGTTGGTCTGATTCATCATGGCGATGTGCACCATGCCCGACGCGCCCGATTCCTGCCCGGTAGCCTGCCCGGTGCCCAGCATGTGCGGCAGCAGGGTGTTGTCATCGGCGTTCTTCACCGCCTGCTGGTAAACCGGCATGGTGTTTCCCAACGTGTTGGGAACGATGAAGGCTTCCATGGCTTGGGCCATGGGCACGTCCACGTCATTCTTGTACCAGAGCTTGGGCGAACGGATGGAGTAGCTGCCATCGGCCGGCGTCATGCAGCCTTTTTCGACAGCCAACTGCGGCCCCGCTGACACCGAGGTGTTATGGAGAATGGCTGTCCACACCATGTCGATAACGTACTGGTCATCGCGCATGATGAACGGCACGCCGAAACCGAAAACGTGGGTCTCATCCTCTTCGTAGTTCCACACCCGGTATGGCACGCGGTCCTGCGCTTCCAGTGGAGCCATGTCGATGCGCAGCACTTCATGCTCACTGAACCACACGGTGCCCATGTAGTTGTGCAGGTTGTCCAGCGCGTCTTCTTCCTCGGGAATTTCAAAGCCCATCTCGCGTAGGACCTTCGCGTCGATAATGCCGTGGTACTCCCACACCGCATAGCAGTTCTCGTACCGCGCCATGGAGTAGTTGGTGATGGCAGCACGTTGGGCCAGCACCGTCTCAATCTGCCCGAGGGTGGGTTGCTTGCTCAGCAACTTGGCAGTCTGGCGTGGGAAGAACCCGTGCGTTTCAACCATCTGCGACAACTTCATGCGGTTGAGGATGTGCAATTCGAAGGTGTGCTCGCACTCGTCTATGCAGCGGGCGCGTTGGGGGAAGAACATCCACGGCGAGACCCGCGCTACAGCCGGCTCCACCACCCGCTGCATCTTCAGCACCGTCACTGGACCTTGGCCGTCATCTATCTCTTCGTAGGTGCGCTGGGTGCGATAGCGGACATAGGGGCCTTTGACGATGCCGGTGCCCAGCTTGCAGCCATCCATGATGACGGCACGGCCAACCTTGGCATAGTCGTTCTCTGACAACGCGTCGCGAATAAGCTGGCGCATCTTGCGGCAACGCTTGGTGGACACTTCCATGGCCAGCTGTTCGTAGTCCAAGTCTTCCATGGACGGCATCCCGCCACCCATCATGGGGTCTTCGGGCGGCATCTCGCCCATCCCACCACCCATCGCCATCATGCCGCCCATGTCCGGTGGGGGCATCCCGCCACCCATCGCCATCATGTCCTCCGTGACCATGGGCGGGCCACCCATCCCCGCTTCCGGCGGGGGCTGGCCACCCATGGCCTCTGGGGGCATCTCGGGCGCTGGCGGGGCTGCAGCAGCCTCGGCCGCCTTCTGCTTCTGGTACTCCTCCACCAGCAGTGGAATAGGAACATCGGGGTAGGGGCTGGGGCGCATGTCCCAGTTGGGGGCGTTGGTCGGAAACAGCATGTCACCAATGCGCGAAGCAGCGATGCGAGTCTTGCTACGAGTTTTGTTATCCGTGGGCATCCGGTTCGCCCGCGTGAGCTGGTCATGGCCGGCCACCACGTCTTCCTTGTCGAAGCCACCAATGGTGCCCCAATACTGGGCCTCGTCGGCCAGCATGCGAATCTCCACTGGCGACTTGTCGGCAATGGCCTTACCCAACTCCTTGTCCAGCTCCCGTTCCAGCGCCGCGAACATTTCGTCGCGCTTGGCGTCAGCCTCCAGTCGCTCTTCCTTGCTCGCCTTGGATTCCTTCGGTGCTGACTTCAACCCTTTCACGCTGGCCATCACGCAATTCTCCGACTGGGGAAGAAGTTAATCTCCCGCACATTGCCACCTGTTGGACCACCCCGCGCCTCAGCCCGGGTCTTGGCGTACTTCAGCCCCGACTCGCCGTAACGTAAAGCGTCAATCAAATCGTCCGCCTCTTCCACCACGGCGCCCTTCTCATCACGGTGGTAGCGACGGATTTCGCTGATGAGCTGTGGGCAGGTATCCATGATTTTCAGCGTACCGTTGCTGAACCGTTCTTGGATGCGCATGATGCCCGACTCCACGCTGCCCGGGCCTTTGACCACCTTGCGCAAGTTCAGGCCGTGGCCCTTGTACAGTTCAATCATGCGCTTGCCGTCAGCCTGATTGGTACCTGCAGTTTCAGCAATGCCCGGTATCCAGTCACCCCGCGCCTTGATGGCGCCCACGTGCACAGCAACCTCGGCTTGGCTACGACGGTGCTCCGAGTACACGTAAATCGTGTTGGTCTCGCGGTCGTGCGCCAGCCACGCGCCCGCCGTGGGGTGCACCCAACCAAAATCCAGCCCGAACACACGCGGCCAGTAGTCGGGCAGGGGTACTGCGCGAATTACATAGCTGTCTTCGTCAGCCGTGAAAATGGCGCCTGAACCCAGCTGCGGCTCACCGAAGCGACGCGCCCTCAGCTCATGCTTCGGGTAGCGTTTCTTCATGTCCTCAATCATGTCGTTGGTGATGTGGCCTACGTCGTCCCACCAGACGTTGATGGAGAACACGGTACCTTCCTTGGCCCGGTTCAGCAGGTCACGCACCAGCGGCGTCTCACCCTTCAGCGGCGTGAAGGTGTTGAGCACAATGCCACCAGTGGTCATGGTGCGCATGATGTTTTCGTTGTGGATGTCTTGCGGGGCTTCCTCGTCTTCCCAGATGACATCACGTTCCACACCCTCAAAGGCGGTACGCCCTTGGTCATAGGAACGAAACCGTAGCATCGACCAGCCCCCAGACACGTGCCGCACCTGCACGCCATCAAACAGGCCAGCGGCGGCGCGGGAAGAGGTGCACTTGTCACGGTCCAGACAGTTACCGGGCAGCAGGCCGGTACCGAATTCATCCGGCTTGCCGACCAAGATTTGCTGCACGGTGTCGCGGGTGATTTTCGCTTCCTTGCCACAGGCCAATACCTGCACCGGCCGGCCGAAGCGTTTGCCTGCCCACCAGTTGGGATACAGACCTGTTAAGTGGTAGGAAACCTCGGTCGCGCCGGCTACCGACTTGCCCGTACGGTTGCCACCAAAGATGACTCGCTCGCGGTAGTCGCGGCCGGCGTTGAAAAACTGGATGTGCTTGCGGTAATTCTCGCGGGAGTTGGGGCCGGTGTCGGTGAACAGCTCGTCAATTTTCGACTCGCGCTTACGCTTGGCCTTCTCTTCCAGCAGCCGATACAGCTCTTCCTTGGCCGAGCGTGCATCCTGCGGCAGCTCCGCATTGGTAGCTTCAAAGGGAATTTCATTCAGCATCGAAGCCCACCGCCACTGCAGGAAGCGCCTTGGCTTCGATGATAGACCTGAACTCGGGGAACTGCTGGCCGAGGGCGCGTAACCGAGCGTCCAACTCTTCTTCCAGCAGGCCGCTCACTTCGTGCGTGACCTCCACCCGGTCGCGGAACATAGCCATGGTCTTGCCCAGCATCTCCAGCGCCTTCAGCGCGGCGGCGGGTTCAAACCTGAACTGGCCGATGGGGCGTCCTTTGCGGTCGTACACCGGTTCAATCTGCAGGCAGCGTTCAGCCACCGTGACGAACCGTTCGATAATCCACTGCGGACCAAAGCTCTGCGCCTTGGACACGCGCACCTTGGGCAGTTGCATGATGCCGTAATCAGCCAGCGAACCATTGATGTTGGTTACCAACTCGTCGTCATCCGCACCGCCCAGTGCCTTGCCGTTGGCAGCCAGCTGGCTTTCACGTTCCTTGATGGTACCCTCGGAAAAGTCAAAGTCATCCGCTTCCAGCAACGGCGTCTTTTCCAAGCGGGTGAGGATTTCCGCCGAGGACTTCTGGCCCAAGTCCGCCTCGCGCTTGGCAGTGAGGATGTTGATGCAGGCGGCGATTTTCGGCAGGTGCACAAGGAAGTGCGGGTTCTGACTGCCGCCCAGCTTGGCTCGCTCGGCGGCTTTGACCTCGGAACCACACTTCACGTATTCAACGCAGAACAGGTATTGCTGGTCGGTGAGCTTGTCCAGCAGCGTGACCATCGGATTGGCCCGCTCCCCCATGGTGGCTATCAGCCACTCATCGGTGGGGTCGCGCATGGTTCTCACGTGAACACCTCAAAGCAACTCCCCACCAGTGTTGGCAGGGCACCATGGATGGCGAGGACGACCGCAATTGTGCGCCTCACCAACCCACTGATGGGGAGTTGGTCCTTCATCGTGCCGGCTTGGTCAACGCCTTGACCGCCCACATCGCGCCTTCCTCAAACGCCGTCTGCGCCAACGCCAGAAGGCGAATCACTTCCGGGTTGATGTTCAGGGAAGCGGTCTTGAGCGCCTCCATGTCGGTGATGAGGTCAGCCACCCGGTGCTTGATGCTGTGCACCGCCTCGCTGCCGGTGGGGTTGAAGTCTACCCCCACCCGGTACTCGCCAAGCGTCTGTTCAGTCATGGCGATTACTTCCAGTAGTACTGGATGCCCAGCTTCGACCCGGACTGGTAGAGGGTGAACTTGAACTGCTCACCCGGGGCCAGACCGGGGCCGGTGATGGCGTGACGCAACTCGCCCTGCTGCCACACTTCCAGCCGCCAGTCGCGGCCATCGTAGGCCACCCCGTACAAGGGCACCTGCCCGATGTTCTCGGGGAACACCGCGAAGTCGTCATCATCCAAGCCCATTTCGTCAATCTTGACGAGGATGCTGTCATGACCACCGCCCTGCCACTTTGCCAACTCGTCGGCAACCGTGTGCACGTGGAAGTCGCCGCCGTGGTCGGAGACGCCGGCGTTGGCCGCCAGTTCCCCGCCGATGTAGAACCGCCACGAGACCAGACCGTCAGCCGTATTCACTGCCGGGGGCAGGTCTTGATTCTTGCCGTTGTGGGGGGTGCCAAAGGCGATGCCGTAAAACTCATCGAACGGCTGTTCGGTGACCACAAGGTCATCACGTGGCGGGGGTGCCGCCGGGTCTCGCGCTGCGTCGGAATAACCGTACGAGGCAAGCACTGCAAGTTCTTGGTCGGTGGTCAGTTCAATCATCACGCCCATTTTCTTCTCCAGTCAGTTGAGTAGCCAGAACAACAGGGCGCACCCGAACATGGTCAGCATGAGAGCACACCCGATGTTATCCATCACTTCATCCGCCTTCGGCTTCCGGTGTGTTTTGCTCGTCTTGCGTTTTGACATCGACAGTGCAGTCATCCCCAACGGTGACGTGTGCAACATGCTCGTTGTCAGGTTGCCCGTATTTTGCGCCCCCACGGGTGAGAGTTACCTCGCACTTCTTCTCGATGTGCACCCGCTGAAAGTCGCGGCCCAGCATAGCACAGCCTCCCAGAATGGCCAGCGCCAACCCGATGAGGCTAGTACGAGTCAGCAGCGCGTTGCTCAAAATAATCCTCCAACGCATCCACTTGGGCCTGCCCGGGGGCATCAAGGTCATTGTAGGGGAAAACAATGGTCTGGCTGATGACCGGCTGGTCGCCATCCACCAGCAACACGGTGGCCCGCGCTTCGACATTGGCAGGGTCCACCACCCAAGCCAACCCGTCCCATACCGGGTTGAAAAAAACCTCCAGTGTTTGGATGGTGATGCCGCTGGCAAGGTACTGAGGGGGAATGGGTAAGGCCATGGTAAATCCTCAATCGTCGGTGAAGTAGCCGCCAGAAAACTCAATGTAGCCGGCAGAGTTGAAGGAATTGTAGGTGTACTGGCCGGGGATGTCGTTGTCCATCATGACGTAAGGCAGCACCAGCGTGGTGGAACCGGAACTGTCCATCATGCACGACATGTTGGAAATTTCAGCAGCGGTCACATCAAGCCCCGTGGACCGCCCAAGGTTGATGCTCTGTGACAACGGGTTGGCAAAGGCGGGCCGGGGCATCCCGGTGCCGCAGGCAATCGCCGCCGCCGTGGCGTTCTTGGTGATGGCCGACCACTGCACGCGGCCGTTGATGAACACCACATCCCCGAAGCGCGTCCAACGGACGAAACGGGTACCGGTGTAGGTGACACCGGATGCGCCGGAAAGGGTCGGCGTGGCAAAGGTGCCGGAAGTGGGAGCCACGGCGGCTGCCGCCGACAGTACCCCGGTTGGACTGGCCTGCACCAAACGGTTACCGGTGCCCGCAAGGTTGTTGACTGTGACGGCACCAGCCGCATCAATCAGCATGCGCTGGGTCAGGTTGATACCCGATGCCGGCCCGTTCTTGAAGTAGATTTCGCCGCTGGGCGCAAGCTCCATTTGCGAGCCGTTGTTGACTACGCCACCAGCACCAAGGTAGGACGTACCTGACGAAGCATTGCGATAGGCATTGGAGCCGATGACCACCCGGTTGCTGCCGTTGGACCCCACCCATCCCTGCGGAGTGGTGGTGTTGCCAACCAAGTGAAAGAAGCCCAGATTGGCGTTCCAAAAATCGGCCGGGGCGGCTACCGTGAGGCCCAAGGAAAACTGACCGCCACCGGTCACATCCAGCTTTTGGGTGGGTGTAATGGTGCCAATGCCGACGTTGCCGGTACTCAAGACGTTCAGCAAGTCAGCGCTGTTGTAGCGAATCTTGAAGCTGAAGTTGCCGCCGTTGGGGTCCGCTATCAGGTCCCAGTAGTTTTCCACCACCGCCGAGGCGCCGCTTTCTGCCAGCCGCACGGCAGGTGCGGCAGTAGACAGGCCGGTGGACGAATCCTGAATGGTCAGGACTGGCGCTGCGCCATAAACGTGCAGCCTTGAGTTAGGGGCGGTGCGACCAATGCCCACTTCACCCGTTGGCAACACGGTGACACGCTCGCCACCTGCGGAGCGGATGATGAAGTTGAGCGCCGTCTTACCGATGGTCCAGAGGGCTGCATCGCCGGCGTGGAGAAACTCCAAGAATGACGAGGTGATGCCGGTACTTTCAAGGCGGGCAATTTCCTGCGCGGAACCCACAACGTGCAGCTTGCGGGCCGCTACCGTTGCGCCGATGACCACCTGCGCAGCGGCGTCGGTTGGGTACAACTCGGAGCCGGTCAAGGTCCAGTAGTTGGTGCCCGCAGCGGCCGGGGTTGTCCACTGGGTGTTGTAGTCGGTGGCGTTGATTTTGGTCAGCACCTGACCGGTGGTGCCGCCGGGTGCGACACCCGGCCCGGTGGCGCCCGTGGCGCCCGTGGCGCCGGTATTTCCGGGCACCCCCTGAATTCCCTGCGGCCCCTGACTGCCCGTGGCGCCCGTGGCCCCGGTATTTCCGGGCACGCCCTGAATTCCTTGGCTACCCGTGGCCCCAGTAGGCCCCGGCGGTCCTTGGCTGCCCGGCGCCCCGGGGATGCCCTGAATTCCTTGGCTGCCCGTGGCCCCGGCTGGCCCGGCGGGGCCGGGGACGCCGGCGGTAAATTCCAACCCGTCCTCTGCCAACGTGACGGTAACGACCATGCCGCCTTCCCCCGCGTAGGAAGCGGGCGTATCAGTTAAGGCAAGGAAATTACTCGCACCGCCACCACCGGTACCGTCAGTCAGTATCTTCCTGACGGTGCTTTCCAGTACACCTATGCGGGCACGGAACTCGCGTTCATTGGACATGCGCGTCAGACATCCGGGTCATTCTGCGGCCACGGAATCAAATCTTGCGTGGGCAGCGTTTCCGGCGGTGTCAGGTCGGGGGGCGGCGCATCCGCCGGGGCTACCTCGGTAATCATGCGCACGAGGCGCGAGCGCATGTGCAGAAGGTCTGGACGTAGGTGGGCAAGGTCGATGCTGCCCGGCTCATCAAGGTTGTAGGTGATGTCAATGCGTAGCAGGCTCTCAACTGACGGCAGCACCGAGTTGAGCATAATCACGATGTTATCCGCGCCCACCCACTGGCCAAACTGGAACGGTGCACCCATGCGCGTCAGGGTGACGAGGCCCGTGCCCGACAGCAAAGTGACGCGCATCAGGTTGTGGCCCGGCCCCAAGTCGTAACCGGTCCACGGGCGGTCGTCCTGCACCACATCCTGATTGTGCATGTAGGTGAACGCCCAGTCGTAGATACCGTAATCGAACGGGGTGGCAAAGTTCAGCGTGCCCGGGCCGGTCAGGAATTCTATTTCGTGCACCACCGCACCGCCGGGTTCGCGTGCCCAACTGACGATACCGGGGCCGCCCCACTTGCCCAACGAGTCGGCAAACTGCAGCGGCATGGTGCCGGGGTTCACCACGCCGAAGCCGGCCGGCGCGTTGCGCGTGAACATGCCACCGAACCAGCGTATCAACTGGTGATGTGTGCCCTTGGGCAACAGCACGCCCGGTAACTGGGTCTCGTCGCGGTAGGCAATGGTGATGTCCCACACTCCCCACACCGACTGCTCAACCGCGCCGGTCGGGAACGCCAGCTTGGCGTAAATCTCCCACGTACCGGAGTTGACCACTTGCGAGTCGCCAAACAAGTCCCGCCACACACCGGTGGTGAACGGCTGCTCGTCGTTGTTCTGGTCAAGGTAAAACAACGGTGGGCAAGTCTCCCAGCCCCCGCCACCGTACCTCGGCTCCAGCTTGAAAATGTAGGTGCCCCGCTGGTAGAGCGCGAGGCGGGTGGGCCGGTACTCGGGCCGCAACGATTCGGAGACGTTGGTGTGGGCACGCTCGGTTTCCGCCACCGCCATGCCCGGGTATTTCGTCCACGCCAGCGCAGTGCGATGCAACCTTAGCCGGGTGAAAATCTGCGTGGGGTGATTGGTGAGCCTGACCACGCGGCCTGTAAGGCGCTGCAGTCGCTCAAAGGTCGGCCGCACGGTGAACCACTCCTTGTCCGGGTCCCAAATCAACAGGTATTCACGACCGACTTCAAAATAGCCCGCGCCAACCTCCTGCCCGTCCTCGGTAACCACGCGATGCAAGCCGGTGCAGTTGGTCAACTCCACTTCCACCGAGGTTGCCACCGAGTTGGAAGAGTATGCGGTGACGATGTAACCCCGCGTGCCGCGCAACAGCGGCGCGTTGTTGGTCACACCGGGTATCTGCAGTGGGGTGAAGTAGAAGCGGCGGATTATCATGCGGGGTACTCCGCAGGATGGTTCCAACATTTACCAAGCACCACTGACGAAACCATTGACGGGTCCACACCGAAACGGCGGGCGAGGTCTTTGCGCATCACACCTCGCGCAGATTCAGCGCGAATCACATCCACGTCAGACTGGGACAGCTTAACACCACGACCCGGGTTGGTTGTGGCGTGCATCCGGCCGGCTAGGTGAGCGTGACGCACATTACCCAGTCGGGAGACCCATTCAAGATTAGCAGCTACGTTGTTGTGCTTGTCCGAATCACGATGGTTGACCTCGTGACCTTCAGCCCCCTCACCATGGAAAGCCGAACACACAAGCCGATGAACTGAAAGGCTTGTAATTATCCCCTTGGCGCACAGTTCCACTTTCAAGTATGCCCCCCGAATACCGGGGCGCAAAACCCGCTCTCGTATCGGCTTGAGCTTCCCATCCCGGCACGTGACAACACCCTCAAGGCGCTTCACCCTACCCAGAGAACTGGCTTGGTACAGCCCCTCGTACCCCGGCACATCACGCCACACTTCTATCGGTTCCATTTTCATGTCTTCTAAGGCGGTCATAAGGGAAATTGAGCAATGCTGAACTCGCGCAAGTATACGGCCCCCGGGCCGGCAAGGATGCCGTGCCACGGCCGATTCATCTGGTAGGCATCCACCACGTCAATCAAGGGCACGCCATCGAAGTAGACGATGATACGCGAGGCGGCATCGACCCAAATCTGCAGGTGGTGTTCTTCGGTGTCGGCAGCGGGCATGGCAGCCACGCTGGCGACCACGGTGACCGCCCCGCCGTTGCCAACCCGCTGCAACTCCAAGGTGCCGTCCATGTTGAGTAGCACGCGCATGGAGCGCACGCCACCGACACGACTACGGAACATCAGGCCCACCGGGGCAAACGCCTGCACGACAGCGGTGATGACGACGTTGGGGCTGCCAGCGTTGATGACCGCCCGCACGCCACCGGGGCCAACCACGGTCTGGCCTTCGCCCACATCGGCAGAACCTGTAAGCACGTTCCAGCCATTGCCCAGCGGGTCCACGTTGAGCACGCGGGTGGACACATCTTCCACTGGCCCTTGCATCTGGTCATTCACCAGCAGGGCAGCGGGGCCACCGTCGGTGATGGCCCACGTGTGGGTACCGGTGAGTACGCCACGGGCGGTGGTAGCGGCGCCAGCAGAAAACTTGACCCCGGTGGCGGTAAAGGGCACGGCGGGTTTCAGGTCAGGTGACTGCGCCGCCCATGCAATCAACATGGCATCGTAGTGGGCGGTAGTAAGACCGTTGACTCCAGCCGTTGCTTGGTACATCAACGTAGCGTTGGTAACAAGCCCCATGTCAAAGTGGGCAGAGTTAACGCTGACCTGTTTCACATCACCGAACATGTAGGGCATGAGGGTTGCTGCTGGTGTAGTCCACGTCGCCACGGGGATGGGCACGTTAATGTAGCGGAAAGTCTTATCAAAGTTAGTGACCTTGGCCGTGTTAAACCCGGCGACTTTAGCCACTTCCGCAGCAGGTAAACTGGTGCAGCTTGCAAAGAAAGAAGACATGTTGGTTACATTGGTAGTAATCCACGTCTCCAAACCCACGATACTGGTCAGCGCAACACAACCTCCAAACGTCTGGGCCAACGAGGTGCAAGCTGCCGTGCATAGCCCGGGCAGGACCGCAGTGACCAGTGCGGGGCAAAGGGCCAACAGGTCCGACAGCACGGTTATGCTGGCAGCGGGGGCGCCAGTCAGGTTGATGCTTGTCAAGCTGGAGCAAGATATGAACACCCGGTTCCAGCTACCTCCCGGCATATTTGCGCAGTCGGTGGCAGACACTTCATTCAGGTTGACGCAACCATGGAAGGCGCTGACCAATCCGCCGCTGGCCCAACCCACCGCGCCCCAATTCAAAATCTTGATGAGCTTCGCCTTGTCACCCGCGTTGTTGAAGAAAAACTTCGGGAAGGTGCCGGTGATGGTGACGGTATGGTCACCCGCTACCGCATAGGCATGGATGCGGGCGGGGTCAGTATTGCCGAGAGTAATCAACGAGTCAGGCGTACCATCACCCCAGTTGACGGTGGCGTTGTAGCCTGAACCCGTCAAGGGTAGGGTGATGGTTTCGTTGACCGCCGTGGTGCGCCACACGGTGACGAAGCCGACCAAGGGTGGTGGCACCACCACGCCGCCGGTCAGGATGGTGGCATACGCCGCCGAGGCCCATGACCATGGCACGATGAAGGTGTTGGCGATGAAGATGACCAGCGGGTGATGCTCCACCGGTGTCGCCGCCTCGCCATTGAGCATGCCGGCTATCGCCGCGTCGGCAGCGGCGAGAGCATCATCCCACGGCTGGGGATACCAACGCTTAATCTCCAGCGCCAGTTCATTGCGCAAGGCGTTGGGCTGGACGACCATGTTACGGCGCGTCCTGCGGTTCCGGCATCAGCACCCCGGGGTCAAAGTCAACGCCGGCCGGCGTGATAGTGGCCAGTGGTACCTGCAGGCGCGGGAAGCTGGCACGTAACCCGGCGACACGGGCAAAGGCATTGATGTCACGCGGCGGGGTCTTGCCGCTACCCACCTCGCTCCATCCGGTCCAGCCACCGGTGGCCCGCTCGGCGCGGATGCGCACATAGTAGCTCTTGTTGGCGACGAGGTTTACGCTCGCACCACCGCCCTTCTTGAAGCGCGAGACCGTCCAGAAGTGTACCGGCCCCAGCGTGAGGGGGGCTTGGTCAACGAACGCCACAAAGTCGGCCAATATCGCCACCCCAGACAACGCGGCGGGGAAGTCGGCCCGCTCGGAAACCTGAATCTCGATTTTGTTGGTGGGGTAACGCACCGCGTCCCATAGGAACGTAACGGCAAGGGAGCTACCGGCATAGTGCTGGGGGTAGTTGTAGTGCAGGGGCAATCCGGTGACACCAAGGGATACCTCGTCGCGTACGCCTGAATCCTTGGGCGTGCCCACACCAGCGGTGGAAGTGTTGAAGGTGATGGGCAAAGTTCGCGCCCGGGCGATGCCCACGCCGGGCCAGTGCTCCACGTTGCCGAGCTGGATACCACCGGTCAGGGTCGCCACCGACGGCCCACCCAACACCGAGGCATAGGCGGGGTAGAAGTAGTAGGTGGCGGCCGAGGGGCCATAGCCATCGGTGATGGGCTGGCGGTCAGCAGAAAACAAATACACCACGTCCCAACCCGGATACCCGAGGTTGGCACCATCTTCAATGTACAGCGGCCCCATGGCCGAGTCTTCGTTGGTGGCGCCATACAGGCCGGCACGAATCTGGTTGGTGGTGGGGTTGAACTCAATGCGGTCCCACTTACCCACCGCATTGGACCAGCGCACCACCGCCTGCACCGGGGTGGTGTAGTTCTTACTCCCATCCGGGCCGCGCATGAAAATCCGCCACGTACCCCAACCCTGTGAGTAGGCTTGGGCGATGATGTTGGACAGCGAGGTACCGGGGTCGTTGATGGTTGAATGACCATTGCCATCCAACCCGCCGGTGGGCGTAAATGAACGGGTCAGCCCCGACTTCGGACTCCAGATGTTGACGTTGACCAAGGACGCATTACGGCTGCTGCCCATGGCCTGCCAGCGTGTCGCCTTGGCCACGCCAGCCAGACGTGGACGCACAGCGAGACCCACGTTACACCGCCGGGATGGCGAACGGTAACCCGCTCAGCGCGTACTTGTCGTCGGCACTCGGGAAGTAAGGGTGCGCGTGACCCACGACCGACCATGGCCCGGGACCAGCGGCCAACCGAACGCGCACATAGAACTGCTTGCCGGGGTAGTTGGCAAACACCACCGCGCCCGGGTACACCGTGGTGTTCTGCGGCGTGTAGCTGGGAAACTGAAACTGGGCCACGCCGTCGGTGACCACGAACGCGGCCGGGCCGGGCGCCGAGGTGCGGGCCGGGTCATTGAAGCCGACCCGTTCGGAGACCTGCATCTCAAAGGCGGTGGCGGCCGGGTTGGAAGGCAAATGCAAGCGGATGCGGATTTGCTCCTGCTGCAGTTGCAGTGTCGCCCGGTCGGCGCCGGGCTGCCACGCCATGCCGATGCCCAGATGCTGGCGGGCGCCGGTGGTGTCATTACGATACTCACCGTTGATGATGGGTGTAGCCGGATTGGCATAGTGCTTGGCGGTGCTCATGATTGTTCCTCCTCGGCGTCGATGATGAAGGCAATCAACTCAGCCTTGTTCAAGCCACTGTAGCCTTCAAACTCCGACTTACGGGCGAACTCCACAAGCTCCGCCACGGTGTGGCCTTCCAACTCTTCGGCCCGCTCGGACTTGGGCTTGCCCTTGGACTTGGCCTTGGGTTCCGAGGTGGGTTTGGCTTCCGGTTCAGGTTGGGGGGCGGCCTTGGCACGCTCAGCGGCGCGGGCGGCGAGAGTTTCCTCCAGCACCACCACGTCGATACCCAACGCGGCATTGGCCCGCTCGACGGCAACCGAGTAGGTGACACGGAACTGACCTTGGATTTTCTTCGCCAGCCGCTGGACGAAACCGGGGCCGCGAAAGTGTGAAGATGAAACTTTGTGCGTCACGACGAACCTCCCGCTTGTGCGTTGATTGCGATGGATGGCACGTACTACTAGCGCGGCTAGATTACCACACTGTCGTAGGGGAACAAGAGGGGGTTTGGTGGGGAAATAAAAAGCCCCATAGGCAGCAAGGGGATAGCGAGCCTATGGGGCTAGTGCTGATGCCGACTTGTAGGGGCCGAACCCCAACCCGTCACAGCAGCAGTCTTACCCCCCAAACAAATGCGCGGTGCGAACAACTGACCCAGAGGCCAGATTACGCCGGCTGTTGGCGGTCGTCAACCTTGGATGGGTTGCCCAAAAGCGGCCCAGCCCAAGATGAGCAGGAGCACGAACAACAAGATGTTGCTGCCCATCGGCGCCCATGGGCCGATGCGGGGACCGGCGAATACACCAACCAACCAGAGCAGCATCAAAATCCAGAAAATCAGTCTTAGGGTCATGGCAGTTCTCCACTGGGGATGGGGAAAACTACCCTATTCCTGAACCTAGCTTTGGTCAAGCCGGGCTTAGTCGATGCGGAACAGGGCGCGGAACGCATAGTCGGGCAAAACCATCAGATTGCCGTTGTCTATCGAAACAACCCAGTCCATAGGCAAAGCCACTAACACGATTCCGTCGTCGCGGGCTACCAGCGCCTCGGTGCCGCGAGTACCTGTGTGGGTTTTTACCCCGTCCGGTACCTTCTCGGTGCTATGGGGCACGTATTGCCACGCACTGATGGAGTTGAGAGGGCCTAGCTTACAAGTGCATGATTTCATAGTCGTTTCTCGGTGGGTGGTAGGGTGGAATGGGCAGTTTACAGGGGTTTTGGCAAGGTGTAAAGGGCAACCTCTGCTACCTTTGTGTCGCTGGTGGTAACAAAGCAAATCTCAATGAAATCAACGGCCGGCTCAGCCCTTGTTACCTTTGTTACCTTTTTTACCATTATTTTATAAGGTATATATATAAGAGAGTGGTTGTATCAGTAGTGAGTATCAGGTTAAATAACAGGGCATTTTTTCGTTTTCCGTAAATTTCCACCCCAAACGTCTAAGGGGGGTCCCTTAAAAAGCAAAAAAAGCGGAACATTGGTATAATTGGTCGCTAAGTTACTGATTACATTCATTATTGGGTGGTAGCAAAGCTTGGTAGCAAAGGTCGAAAAATGGTAGCACAGCTGCCTAAAATGGTATCAAGGGTCTGCGGTGTCGGGGCGTTTTTCTCTTCAACTGCCCGTTCGCCAACTCACGGGCCTATCAAGTTCCGGTATCAGGAAGGCTATCTTAACCCCCTGACCGCATCCGTAATCGGGGCATAATTACACGATGCGAACCGGCGCGGCCGCTCGGCCTGCCTTGCAGGCCGTCCTGCCCGGGCCGACGCCGCGTGAAGGCGAAACGGCGCCCAAAACCCGCCCCTTCGGGGCGTAGCGGCGTCGCTTCCGAACCCGGCCTGTAAGGCCGCCGCGTCTCCCTCTGCCCTCAACCTCCCTTGCCCCAAGGGGGCAAGCAGCCCCATCGCTATCCACAAGTGGATAGCAATGGGTGGACTGGCAGGGCTTTGCCCTGCTGTGTGCATGACCCGACCCCCAGCCCTTTGGGCTGAGTCGATGTTACTCAGTAACAGCACCCCAGCCCTTTGGGCTGAAGGGATTTTGCCCCCTTGTCGCCGCCGACCCCGAAAAACCTTCAGACCCGTAGGGTCTGTCCCCCCCACATTCACTGGGGGGAACAAAGTGACCCCCAGTGAATGTGGGGGGGCCGGCCAGAACCGGCAGCAAATTTCGACAGCAGCATCCTGCCGCTGTCCCAGCTAGGAGCAAGTGCACCATGACCACGATTGCCACGAAGTGGAATTTCGCCCCGATTGCCAAGAACCTTGGCACCACCATCACGAAGCTCGGTGTCCGTCTGGACTCCCTGTTTGTCGGCTCGCTGTCCAAGGCCAGCGACCAGTTCAACGGCGAAGCCGTCGATGCCGAAGGCAAGCCGACCAAGGCCCTGCTGGCCTTCATCGACAAGTTCGACCGGGTGGTCTTCGACCACAAGGGCGAAGCCCGGAAGGGCTGGGACAGTGCCGGATTCTCCGGCAGCACGTGGCGGCAGTACCGCTGCCGCAGCAAAGCTGCGTTGGCTGCCATTCTGGCCAAGCGTGTCGGTTTCACCGAACAGGTTGCCGCCGGCTCGCTGACCAAGCTCGGAGAGCTTGGTGCTGACCTCATCCCGGTCTCCGAGGCACGTTCCGAAGGAACGTCCAAAGGCAAGGCCAAGGCTGCAGCCAAGAAGGCTGCCAAGGCCGGCAAGCCCATCATCCCCGGCAAAGCCGAGTCGCCTCGCTCTGACACCAAATCACCGAAGGTGAATGGCCCAGTTGCCGACGTGACCTTCAAGCACCAAGCCGAAGGCTTGCTCTCCCGTCTCCCCGAAGGGGACAAGGCATGGACCAAGGCATACCGTGCCGAGGTGGCGACCTTCCTTCGGAAGATTGCCAAGTCGTAACCCCGCTGCCGCCCCCTTCGGGGGGCGGCATTGGCCAGATGTTACTGAGTAACATGCTCAGCGACATCTGCCCAATGCCGTAGGCATTACCCCGCTGCTTGAGTGCAGCGCCCAAGCCTCCCCACAAGGGGGCAAGGGGGAGCTATGCCCCCAAGGCCAAGTGTTACTCAGTAACATCGGCCAATCGAATCAAGGTGCGCTGCATGGTGCGGCGCCCACAGCACGAGGGAAGTGAGCATGAGCAAGAGCATGAACAAGAGCCAGCACGGACTGGTGCGCGGTAGCGTCACCGGTGTCATCATCCTGCCGAACGACGCACGGGAGCTGCCCATGTTGGGCCTGTGCATGCACAAGGTGTCGGCCGCGCACTGCAAGGTGTGCAAGGCCAAGTTCCAGAAGGCCGCCGCTGCCGCCAAGTTGGTGCGCGAGGCGCGTGCCGCTGACAAGGTGTGGGCACTGGCACGTAGCGCCGCCGCCTGACCTACCAACCCACCACCACCCACCTGCCCCACTTGGGGCGGGTTGGGCTGTGTCTGCCTTTTTTCCGGCCGCTGTTACTGAGTAACATCTGGCCCCCCACCACCAACAAGCAGGAGCAAGTGAACGTGAACACCAACCCACTGGCGAACGCCACCCGAGTACGTCCATCCATCCCACCGGCACCGCGTGACTACCAACACGTCTGCAACATGCGACTGGAGCAAGAGCGCAAACACCGTGCACGCGGACGGCAGATGCTGGCTGCTTTCGTGACCATAGCACTCATCGCACTGGTGCGCGTGCTTGGCACCTTGTGGGGGCCACTGGCATGAACTATGACGAGACCTACCGCAAGTCACTGGACGGGCTTCTGTTGGTGCTCAGCATGGTGCTGGGCATGCTCATTGCCCACGGTATCTGGCTGCACTATGTGCGTGACGCCACCTGTTTTACCGAGGCGCCTACGCTCACTGATGAGCAGGTTGCCGAGATTCTCTACCAACTGGACGATAACAAGGAGTAACACCATGACCGACACGAAAAGTACGACCCCGCGCCAAGCACTGCTGCAAGTGGCGCACCTGTTTGAAACCAAGCCGGGATGCTACCGGTTCAGATGCACCAGCGTGCCTGTAGTGAACGACGAACCGCACTGGCGCCAGCAAGCCTGCGTGTTGGGCTGGGTGGCGTACTTTGCCGACTTGAAGGCCGGCCCCCAACCCGTCCAGCCGCACATATTGGAGGTGGCAGCCGACTTTGTGTACGCCCTCCATCCCCACCCGCTGGGTAACACTGTGTCCATCTTCTACAGCCACATGGATGCACTGGAAGGCGACGACAACTGGGTGACCCAAGCAGACGTGTGCGCACGTGTGCTGAGGCAGTATGCCGACACGTATTTCCCCCTCACTGGAGAAGGAGTAACACCATGACCGAACGCAAGAAATCCACCCGCAAACGGGGCGTACTCTTCACCCCGCAACAGTTGCCACTGTTCCCTCGCCACACCAGCGTGGTCACTGGCAAAGCCGTGCGTGTGCGCTATTTCGGACCCACGGCCAATCTACCCGCTCGCTATCTCGTCAGCATCAACGATGGTGGGCGCATGGGGCAGACGTACTCACGCCACTGCCTACTGCTGGACCCACTGAACGGAGGCGATGATTGTGCCGCCGCTGTAGCCAAGCACTATGTCAACGAGGTACTGGGGTGGAACGTGTCGCTGACCGGCGGCACGTACGCTAACGACTGGTACTTCACCACCCACCAAGGAGTAACACCATGACCACGACCAAGCGCAAGACCAAGACCGCACCGAAGGTGGCGCCTGCCAAGCACGTGCCACTGAAATCCCGGCGCATTGACGACACCCTGCGCAACGACATCATTCACCTTGCCACCCGCAACCTGTACGAGGAGGAAATCAAGGCTGCTGAGTTGCTCTACTTCACCACGTGGTGGGCACTGTTCCGCGCTGCCAACGAGCACGCACTGAACCTGTGGTGCTGCCTGCCCAAGGGTTGGCAGCAGCACGGACACTACCAGTCCCGTAGCCACACCTTGTGTGCGTACACCGGCAAGTATCAATTCGATTCCTACGATGTGTCGCTGGACCGGCTGACCCAGTACGTGAAACTGCCGGCGAATTTCCATGCCTTCCCGCACGCCTGCAACACCTTCGTGTGCCTCGCCGCAGTCAAGGCCGAGATGACGAAGGAGCACCCCGACCGTACCTACAAGGCGGCATCGGAGAAGTCCCTCATCACCATCAAGGAAGCCTATGGGGATATGGGCAAGCACAAAAATGCACGCTCCGAAACTGCGTGGAACTTGAAACGGTTGCTGTGTGAGGTGAAGACCACCAAGCGATTGATTGAAGTGTGGCCGGAGGGCGAGCGGTTCATTCCGCACCCACCGGTACCCGTTCCCCTCTCGCAGTCACTGAGCGTGGACGTTGCCGCCCTGACGGCAGCGCTGAAGGCAGGAGGTGCGATGTGAGCATGCAAGGCTGGCAGTACGTGGCGGCTACCTGCACCAGCGATGGCGAGGTTGCCAGCGTGTGGGCAGGGACCGTGTTCGCTTCCAAACTGGACGCCGCAGAGGACATGGTGAACGACATTGCGGAGCATACCGAGCACGAGCGGGAAGGCGATAGTGATGAACTGGGCGAACCACTGAGCGTCACGCACTTCATCAACCTGAACATGTACGTGGAACATGACGCTAATGACCTGCCTGAAATGGTGAGCTGGGACGAAACCGATGCGCCGCATGTGTGGCGGGTAGTCAACACCGTGGTGGAGGTGACCTGACACCGCTACTTGACACAGCTACTGATACATGGTATGATGGGCACTCTTTCCGTCGCACCACCAGATGTTACTGAGTAACACCGAGACCAACCGACCAATCAACAAGGAGCAAGAGCATGAGCAACAAGGAAATGAATGTGATTCACGGCGTCGCCGGCTACATGGAAGCGGTGTGCGTCAACCGCATGGCCAACAACCCGATGGTAGTGGAGTCGCCACCCGGCATGGGCAAGACGCAGCTGGGGCAGACGCTGGTGGGTGAGCACGCGGCGCAGTTCGTACCGCTGGGCTGGGACCCTGCCAAGGTGGCGGAAACCGGTACCAAAATCGTGCAGGTACGCGTTGGCCGACACGAGGAGTACGACTTCCCGGGAATTCCGTGGGCCAAGGATGATGGCATGACCATCCACCTGCACCCCATCCTGCGCAGCCTGTCCTATGGGGACGTGCTGATATTGGACGAGTACAAGCTCAAGGGCGCCAACAAGATGGCGATGCAGATGATGGAAGGTGACCGGCCCACCTGCGGTGACTGGGTTGGACCCGAGCACGTGTTCCGACTCGCATTGGCCAACGGTACCGATGATGGTGCGCTGGAGTGCGTGGAGAACCCGGTGCTGGGCAACCGTACCTCGCAGTATCGGTGGACCGGCCCGACCTCGGGCGAATTCGTGGTGCACGCACTGGAGAAGAAGGCGAACCCCATCCTCATCACTGGCGTCAAGATGGAAGGGGATAATTTGCTGAAGGATTACAACCCTTCACGGATGCGCAACACCACGCCTCGCTCCATCATGGAAGCAAGCGAGAACATGGATGCACTGGAACGGTACTGCGCCTTGCAAGGGCGTGAACCTACCCATGAGCAGAGGCTGGTGGTGCTGGCCTCGTGGATGCACGACGCCGCAGCGGTACGGTTCGCTGCGCTGTTTCACCTACGAGACAAGCTGATTCCTTTCGCTACCATCGTGTCGTCACCCAACACCGCACCGGTACCTGATTCACCGGCCGCGATGATGATGCTGTGCTCCAACGTAGGGAATAAAACCAACACCGACAACTTCACCCCCGTCATGCAGTACGTGACGAGGCTACCCGTTGAGGTGCAGGGTGCCATCGTGGACCCGGTACTCAAGCGGCACCCTGAACTGGCAGCTGACAAGCTGACGCAAGACTACCTGCTGCGCACCTCTTCACTGCGCCGCTCGTTCTAACCCACCCGACCAACGAGGATTGAGACCATGACCAACAAAACTGTAGTGACCAAGCAAGACGTTCTGGACCTGCTCAAAGCAGGGGAAATCACCGACCAAGACATCCGCAACATGATGGGTGGAAGCACGAGGGTGCAGGCACTCGCCGATAGATGTGTGCTGGCACGCATCCGAGCGACTCGTGCTCCGACCACCGCTACCAACAAGGCGGAAAGGAACGAACTCGCTGCCAACAAGAAGGCAGACCAGCACTGGGTGAGCGTATCCAATCGACTGTTTCAGGGGCAGGCCGTGCAACCTGTGACCGCACCGTATCACGCCGTGCGTGAGCTGCTCACGGTGGGGCAAGGCACTCGTGAGGATGGCACGCCGGCCAATGAAACCGGGGTGAACTTCGGACTGGGTAAGTGGGATGACACGTGGACCGTGGTGCCTCGTAGCAGACTGGCCGAGCTGGAAATGCAGGTCGATGCCATCCGTGGTACGCAAGAGGCTGGCAAGCAGCGGGTGCGTGCCGAGTGGGACGGGGTGATGAACCAAGCGCAGTCATACCTTGGCGACATGTTCGACCTTGACTCGTTCCCCGACGCCGAGGGCTGGCTGAGCAAGTGGAGCATCGAGCTTGAGGTGCTGGACTTCCCCGCCTTCGACATGCGCATCGACATGGATAGAGTTGCCCGAGGCGACCTTGCCATGCAGGTACGCAAGGCGACCATGAACCGCATCGCTGACCGCATGACCAACGCATGGTCACGTACATCCGAGGTGTTCGTGAACTCCGTGAAGTTCGCCGCCGCTGTGCTTGGCAATGACGCCGACACGGTGCGGGAAATGAACAACACCAAGGAAGAACGCAAGACCGCTCGTGCTGTGCCGATTGCGCAGTCACTGCTGCCCAACCTGCGGGGTCAGTGCGACCTGACCCTCGCTCTCGCCGAGGCGGCAGGGGATAACACGTTGGTGCGCTTTGCCACCGAGGTGCGTGCCACCATCGGTGACATCGACGCCGACACGTTGGTAAAGAACCCCGACCTTCGCGCCACGATGGCGAGGAACCTGACCAACCTTGCCAACCAAGGCAACGGCGTGGTTGAAGAGGTACACAAGCACGTGAACGAAGCTGTCAACGAGTTGGAAGCGTTCATGTAAAGCACGTTCCACCTGACCACCACCGACCAAGCGCCCGCCATGGGGCGGGCGCAACTGACCGAGGAAATGCACATGTTCACCAACATTCACACCGCTGCTGTACCGTTGGAAGTGAACAACTTCCAGCGTGCCGTGCACCGCATGTTGCGGGACCCCCGCTACTGCACCGTCGCCATGTACATGATGGAAATGGAAATCATCCCTGACGAGAAGGTGAAAACCGCAGCCACCGATTGCGTGAGGAAAATCTGGTACGCACCCACGTACTTCGCCGAGTCCAGCGTTGACGACTGCGTGTCGGCGCTGGTGCACGAGGTGTATCACAAGTTCCTGAACTTCTTCCCCCGCTATGAGCGGTGGGTGCGCAGATACCAGCACACGAGGCTCACTCGTAGGCAGCTGCTGTACTTCTTCAACCAAGCGCAGGACTACTTCATCAACTACATGCTCAAGCATGAGTGGCGCCTGAACATCCGCGACGACTGGATGTACGACGCCCGGTATTCACCGGACAAGTACACCACCGAAGCGATTGCCGACGAGTTGGTAAAGAAGGAACTGCAGAAGCCGGCCTCGCAGCCGCCTGCTGGTACCCAGCCCCCGTGTGAGGGTGGCAGTGGGTCCAAGTCTGACAAGCCGAAGGCAGACAAGGCAGACGCTGGCGACAAGCCGGAAGCGAACGACGCCGATGATGAGGACAAGGATGAAGAACAGAAGGCCAAGGGCGAGGGCGAGGGTGACGGCGCCGATGAGGGCGAGGATGGGGATGACCCGGCCGATGACGCTGGTGACGCTGACAAGGGCGAGGGCAAGGGCAAGGGCAAGGGTGAAGGCGAGCGTGACCTGACCCAACCCGAGAATTCCCAAGCCGGCGCTGGTACCGACATCGTGCTGCCCGATGAATACAAGGGCGACATCGACACCCCGCTTACCGATGAGCAGCTGCACAGCATGGAGCTGAGTAACGTAGCCGCCGCTGCCAACGCCGAACGGATGGCCGCACCCATGCGTAGCCG